CCAGTTTTTCTAATATCTCTGAAATCGCCAGCATCAAAAGATTGTATTAGAATATAATCAACTTTATTTTCTCCATCACCAAAGCAGTATTTTTTTATTTCACCAATTGTTGCTTTTGTTTTAATTCCAACTAAAGGTTTTCCTGTAGATAAATTAGTTATCACTCCTCTTCCACCTGCGTTAGAAACTGAAATAATATTTGATTTGACCAAATAATCTAAAATATTCTTTGCTGCTGAATATTTACTGGCACTACTCCAAAAAGAAAAATTTTGTTTTTTAAGAGATATATTGACTTCAGTTCTATTCTTAGTTTTTATTCTAACATCAGATTTACCAAGTTCTTGCCCAATTCTCTGTATTGAAGTAATTCCATTCACTGTATATTTTTGCCTATTATTTTCAAATAATACTAAATTTAAATTTGGATCAAAAATTGATGGCATCCCAACAGCATTTTTTGCCTCATTTATTTTTTGAACTTGGTCGTTTATTTTAGAAACAAAATATTCCTCGTTTAAAACACCAGGTCTTAATAATTCAGGAACTTTTGGTTTAATTGACTTTTCTGTTTTAAAAAATAATTGAACTTTATTTGTTGTTCGTTGAAGATTTAAAACAAAATCAATTCCAAGATACTTTGACTTTTCACCAGTAGTAAATACTTTTTGCCCATTCAACAATACATCTGTAGCAAAAAGTCTCGTTATGTCATCATATATTCTTTCTATATTACTAGAATATTGTGACTTAACTATTATTAAAATTTTATTATTACTAGATTTTTTTAAACTATAGAAATTTGCTCTTACGTGGGGATATTTTGTTGTTTGTACTGCGGCAGAAGTTAAAATATTAGTTACTGTTGTTGCGTTTAAAATTTTGTAACTACTACTATTAATAATTGCCATTAAAAACCCCCCATTTCTTTTATTTAGAATGGGGGATTAAATTTACTCTTCTTTTTCTACCACTTGACTAATTGCATCATCAAGATCAGCAATTACTTCACGAACCTCAAAAATACGAGGAGGAACTATATTCACATCTGTAGTATATCCTCTCTGTGATTCAAAAAGAATCTGCCTAACTGCAGCAGCAGCACGAACATCAAGTTCCAGTTTTACTTTAATATTTTTAGTCATCGATCATCAGAAGCACGGTTTTCAGAGAAATAAACATCAAAAGCACCTTCAGGGTAACGCTTAAGAAGTTTTTGGACATTACGAGCAACAACATCATCAATACTAATATTGAGTGCCATACAAGCTTGGGCAATATACCACATAATATCACCAAGTTCAATAATCAAATGCTCACGATTATCTTCATTAAATGGTTTTCCCTGAAAAACCATTTTCTTAATGATTTCAAGAAATTCCCCACCTTCAGCATTAATACCAACACCAGAAGTCAAAAGACGTTCAATGTTAGCACCTTTCTCATCTAATTCAACCAAACGATCAGAAAGAGCAAGAAAGTCTTTAGATGCATCAGAAGTTACGGCATCTACAAACTCAGCGTACTTATCAAAATTAACGTGTTTAGCAGTTTCCATTAAAATTTAAATCCTTCAAACGATTTTTTAGGTTTCTTTTCTTCATAATCATACTCTTCATCTTGTCCAGAGTCAAGTATGTCTTTTTGAGCACTTTGTTCCACATCATATAGACGCATTTTTGCTCTATCAATTCCAATTACAAATCTTTTATTCATTGTTGGATCATTATATCTGTTCTTCAATTGTTTCACCATAATCTGCCCAAGTTGTTCCAACTCTTCTGTGCTAATAAGAGCAAACATAAGATCTGCAGTAGCAGGAAGACCAAAGGATTCGGAAGTATCAGTTAAGTCTGGATCAGAACTAGAATATCCAGAACGAGTAGTCTGTGTAGCACTAACAATTGGAACATTTGACTCAACTGCAAGACCACGAAGTTCTTCTGCAATTGCCTTAACATAAGAATAAGAATTGACTGAAAAATTACTCTTATATCTGGAGGATCTACAAATATTAAGGTAGTCAATGAAAATAATATCAGGTTTAAATGACTTCTTAAGAGAAAGTTCATTTAAAAGTGCCCTAAAATGCCCTGCGTGTGCAGAAGCAGTTGGATACTCTTTAATAATTAAGGTTCCTTGTGTCTTTTTTGCAATATTATTTACTTTAGTGTCAAACATTACTTTTGGCAATGTTTCAATATCTTTGATATTTACATTTAGGAGATTTGCGTCAATTCGTTCAGCAATTTTCTCTTCTGCCATTTCCAACGTAATGTACAAAACGTTCCGTCCTTGGAGCAAGACGGAGCTAGCCATATGGCACATGAATAAAGATTTCCCGACACCCGTACCAGCAAGTGCGATATTGAGAGTTTTATTAGGGAGACCACCTTTAGTAATCTTGTTGAAATACTCCAAATCAAATGGGATTTTGTCTTCTTTTCTGTGATAAGATTCATATCTTTCTTGGTAATCTTTTAAATAATCGTGTCCAATGTGGCTATCAAATCCAATAGCAAGTGCTTCTTGTAAAATCGTTGGAATGGAATCTCTTGACTTCTTTTCATCTTGTCCATCAGCAATTTTAATGCTTTCCATAAGAGCAAGATAAATTGCTCTATCTTTACACCACTTTTCAGTGGTATCTATTAACCATTGTTTGTCTGCTGGTGAATCGTCAAGTTTAGAAATATAATCACAAATAATTTTGTAAGTATCTTCTGTAATATCTGTTCTTTTTTCTGTTTCAATTAAAAGAACTTCCTTTGTTGCCAATTGTTCGTAGGCAACAATAAATTTACAAATCTCCTCAAAAACTACTTTCTCGTGAAGATTCTCGAAATATTCATTTTTAATAAAAGGCAATACCTTTCTACAATAATCATTATTAAATAAGAGACTTCTAAGAATTGTAGTTTCGACTTTTTCCATTACTCCTCTAACTATGGATTTTTTTTGTGGTGTGGAGCATCAAATACAAAAGTAATTCTAACCTCATCACCAATATTTTCAGCACTATGGGGAAGTTTATTATTAAACCAAAAGAAAGTTCCAGGTTCAACAATCATAGTTTCATCCCCAACATTATACTTGTATTTTCCTTGAATGGAAAGATGATATCTGTCTTTTGTAAGATAGTAAGTTCCTTCATCAATATGTGTTCCAACAATCTCACCGACTGGCAAAGCAAGAAATGCACAACGACGTATTTTTTTAAAATATGTTTTTAAAAATTTAAGAACCTCTGTATGTTTCTCATATGCAGGTGTTTTAATGCATATTTCAGTATCACCAACATATTGTCCTTCTTTTTCTATTCCACCCATTATTAATTGAAGAACATCTACTGTAACATTATATTTTGTTGAGTCGAGTTGTTCTATTTTTTTATCTTTAATATTTTTTTGCGAACCCCAATCTTCTGGATATAGTTGTAATTGTTCTAAAATTTTAGATACATCAATTCCAGTTTTTATAACTCGAATGTTTTTCATTAACCATAACTAAACTCTTTCTTTGCTGCTTCATCAAGTGCTTGCATCACTTCTGGTGTGAAATATTTCTCTGGATTTTCATTAATAGTTTTTCCAAATTGAGTAGTGCCATCTCCAATATCATAACGAGTTCCCACCTTTTTAAAGATTTCATACTTTTCAGCAAGATCAAGAAGACCATAATACTTATCAAGACCACGTTCATCATAATACAAACGTACCTCCACTTCTTTATTTTCTTTACTCAAACGAGACTTTTGTGTTTTGCATTTGATAATATTACCGACAACTTCTGTTCCATCCTTTTCTTTCTTTTTGGAAAGATAAATGATAGAAGATGCAGCATATTTAAGACCACTACCACCACTCATTTCTTTCATTGGAACATAAGATCCAACAACATCATATGTGTGATTAGTAACAATCATTGGAATCTTTGCTTGTCCAAGTTTAAGAGTAAGCATTCTAAATGCACCCTTCACAAGTTGAGATTTAGTCATATCTCTAACTTGTTTATCATTTAGTGCATCTTCAATTTCTTTTTCAGTAGAAAGCATACCAAGAGAATCAAGAACAAATACACAAGGTTTTCGTTCTTGTTCCTTTTTCTTCAAATACAAATCGACTGCCTTAAGAGCTTTTGAACGAAATTCTTCAATTGTTACAACATTAATAACAACAAGACGAGAAGTGTCAATTCCACGAGACTCTAAAAGAGATTTATTGACAGCAGCCTCAGTGTCAAAGTAGAGACAGTAACCATCGGGATTAGTATCAAGAAAATTCTTAACCACTGCGAGAGAGAAAAAAGTCTTTCCAGTAGAAGACTCTCCAGCAATAGCAGTAATCTT